ATACAGTCAAGGGAAACCGAGGCGAGTATGGCAAGAGAAAGGGAAACGGTATGGACGAGCAAATGAATGTTGGCGAAATGCTCCGAGAGGTTACAGAGGAAAATCAGACAAGAAAAATCCTCGAAATTATGCGTGAGTGCAAAGACCTCGACGAGGCCATAGAAAAGGTAAAGGCTCTACTTAACAAGTAAGCAGAGCCAAATGGTAACCACCAAAGGGAAAGCGGAACTTGCCTCCGCTTTCTCAAAGGGGGTGTAAACATTATATCACAGTTTTTTCAAAAAGGCAAGAGAAACGGAGGAAAATGTTACGGCTTATGTAAAAAAAGGAACTAACCCAAGAATGGGACGTCCCACAAAAAACCCCCGAAATATAGACCTCAAAATCAGACTTTCAGAAGCAGAAAACGAAATGTTAAACAAGTGTGCTGCGGCGACTGGAAGAACGAGGACAGATGTTATAGTAAAAGGGGTATCAATGGTTTACAAAGAACTGAATAAAGGTCAGTAAAAACGAAAACTGCACCGAGGTCTACTTTGGACGGCAGCCTCGATACAGTTTGGGACCGCAGGAGCAAAGCCCTTTGGTATTTATTATTATATCAAAAACATACGCTCCTGTCAAGATGAACACAGAAAATCATTATTTGAAAGGAGCATATTTTATGAAAACTTACAAAGAGGCGTTTGTCTACTACGAGGATACAGAATTGCACCCGGAGATACAAGAAGTATCGGAACTCGAAATCAAAATGGAGAGGCTTTGCGCAGACCTCAAAAAGGTGCTGAACGACGACACGATATACCAACTTGATAGCCTCGTAGGAGAGATTGCAAGAGCCTACGAAATGCAGGGGTTTGCGTTTGCTCAAAATGTTCTCGACTTCAAAGAAACGGACGAAAAACTCCGAGCCGAAAACATTGAGCAACGCAGACCAAAGAAGAAAACCAACTCCACCGGGAAAAACGGCATACCGACAAGAGAGGTTACAAGCTGCGGATTTACAAAGACGATTTCCGAGTGGAAGAAATTTCTTGACTGCTCTATGGGTACATTATACACGCACCTCAACAGAGGGCCAAAACATTTCGATACTTGGGTACAGGGACGAATGGCTATCGTCAGAGTCTAATTTTTTTACAAGCCTATGACACGATACGGGACACAAATGTTCCACGTGAAACAATTTTACCCCAAATAGGGACAGGAGGAAACATTATGGCATACGAAAGCAGAATTTACATCGTCAATGTAACAGGAGATTACAACAGCCCATACGCACAGCCCATTATGGAATATGACCTTTGTTATATTACCCCGGACAGCGGTTTTAGAAACCTTTTTAGAGAGCCTATCGACTTTGAGATTTTCGTAGACGACAACACCGCAACCGATACCGACAAATACGGCGACCACCTCAAAGCGGGTGATTTGCAGGAGATTATTGCTTGGCTCGAAGCGTGGCCCGAAACAAAGACATACAGGCGCGTCCCGCCGTTCCTTGCGGCCCTCAAAGCGTTCGACCCCGGAGAATGGGAAAATCTAAAAATCGTCCACTTTGGTTATTAAGGAGGAAAACGCGATGAACGCATACGAAGAAATGAAGCAAAGACAGCAACAGGAGGTCAACGCCTTTCCGATGTTCTTTGCGTTTAACAATAAGGCTCTCACGGAGGGTCTTGCGAAACTCGGACTCGAAGCGACCGACACCGACAAGATTTGCCACATCGGCGGAGGCGGATATATCAGAAAAACCGACCTCCCGGAACTCAAAGCAATGCTATCTCGCCACCGCGAGGAGCGGGACGCAGCTGCAAAGGCGGACACCGCCGGAACGGGCTTTGCCTACTATATGTTCTTTACAGAATTGAATAATCACGAGTTTGGGTACACAGGCGAATACGAGGAAACCCTCGAAGCCCTCGGCTATACGCAGGAGGACCTCGACACACACCCTGCGCTCCAAAACGCATTTACAAACGCCACAGCAAAAATACTCGGTTGGGAGGGGTAACAATATGGAAATCAAAATCACGGTAGAGCGTCGCAGAGGCTCGGTAACGCAGGGTATGGTAGATGTACTCATCAACGGCGAAAAGGTTATGGACTTTGGGGACACAATCGAACTGATTAAACCCGGAGAAGAATACCACGGCCCTATCATCGGCGGTTGGGCGAGCAAGACCCCGGACACCGCTTTCGTCCTCGGTATGCTTTACCACCCACACGACGACATATATCATATAAGCGATAAGGTCAAAAATGCCCTCGAAAAAATCAAGGCACAGGAGGAACGGGCTGCCCCGGTATTCACAGAGTTGCAGAGAGTTGCTCAAAAACAAGGGTGGCCGATGAAAATTAAGGCGCGTGGCGAGGTTGCGTACCTCGTAGACGTGCAGAGGCTCACGGGGAACGACATCGCTCCTATCTACCGTTTCCCCGGAGGCGATAGTGTTGTAAGCGACGACGAACTGACTCCTTACACAGAGGAGGACAAATAATAAAGGGATAGTTTTCGGTCCGAAAAAGCAGTTTTCTCCCCGAAAAAAATCAGAGCGGAGAAAAACACCCACAAAAGACGCACATAACACATCAAAAAGCACCATTTTCGCAGACTCACGGAAAAGGTAAAATCGGGACGAAAACCTCTTTTTGGAGGGGTTTTCTCCCCGAAAACCGAGTTTCAGACCCGAAAACTCATACAAAACGGGGTTTGCGGCGATTTTCGGGAAATCAATCCACAAAGTATAGTATAGTATACGAAATTAAAAAAGAGTAAAGGAGATAAGAGTACACATATATTGGCGCAGACACACGCCCCAAAACAGGACGGCGTTTCTCATTGATAACATAGCGGTACGTATTCGTCTGTTCCAAGATGTTATCAATGACAAAAGAGAGCGGACAGCCCCGGAGGACCGTCCGCAGGAGTTAATCGCCGGACATCGGTATTTTGGGATAGAGGGTTAACTCGAAATCATCGGGAGCGTTATTCCAACGACCGTTTTTGGTTTTGAGATAGACAACCTTTTCCAACACCTCTTTGAGCATATCGTTTTTTGCTTTTGGCGTTGGTAACTCGTCGTAGACTTCGAGCAGCCGCTCAACCTTTGGGATAATCTGTTTACGACCCTCCTCGCGCGACTTGTCGGCGACGATGTCAGCACCGAGGGCCAAACGCTCCTCCTCATTCTTGGTTATACGCTCGGACAGAACGCGGGACCGTTCAAGGAACTGCTCTGTCGTATATATACCCTGTTCGAGGAGGTCGTGAGTATTATCTAACTGCTTTTTGAGGGTATTGTATTCAGAGGACAAACGCCGGAGGGCTTTCTCTTTCATAGCCACGACAGAGGCCGCTCGGCTTTCCTCTCCGCCTGTTTCCCATTGTAGGCGGTAATCGGATAGCCAATCAGAAAGAGCCTCCAAAATACGCCTCTCGACGAAATGCAGGGCGCAGCTGATGTTATCACAGGCGGTATCGGCACACATAAGGGTATCGGGATATTTGCCCGAATACGGCCGGCGGGACATACGGTGTCCGCATTTGGCACAAACAACAATACCCGCAAGAGGATTTTTTACCGTCCCACGTTCACCGACCGGGCGCGGAGGGTTGCTTGACATTAACTCCTGCGCCGTGTTGAAAACATCAATATCGACAAGCGGAGGGTGAAGCCCCTCGGCGACGGTGCATTTCTCTATTGAATTTCGGGGACGCTCGACGACGACACGCCCCTCCACCATTTTCTTGACATCGCACCTCCAATTCCAACGGACCTTACCAATATAGACCGGGTTTATAAGAATATCCCGAACCGTAGCAGTAGCCCAATGTTCGCTCTTGCGAGGCGGTATTTTAAGAGAATTGAGGCGGCGGACGATGAGCGACACACCGAGGCGGCGGAATGAGCCGTCGGGCTGTTCTTCGCCCCGCGTATATAAATCAAAAATCATACGAACGACATCAGCCTCCGCCGGGAACGGCTCTAATGTATAACCTTTGTCGCCTTTAATCTTTACGCGCTCGTAGCCGTAGGGCGACTGACTGCCGACATACTTGCCCTCTTTGACAGAGGCAAGGCGGCCGCGCTGTAAACGGCGGTTTATAGTCTTGTATTCGCGCCGGGACATAAACAGACCGAACTCGAAATATTCCTCGTCAAACTCGTTGTTTGGGTCATAGTCTTTTATAGGGGTTATGATTTTGGTATCGGAGAATTTGAAAGTCTGTGCGACTATTCCCTGGTCCACAGTATCGCCACGGGCAAGACGCTCGACCTCCATAACGAGAACACCGGTCCACACGCCCTGCTCGACCTCCGAGAGGAGTTGTTGCATAACGGGACGCGCAGCGATAGTTTCGCCCGAAACGATTTCACGGTATATTTGAGTAATATCCAAATGCCGACGCTTTGCGAGGTCAAGCAGAGTGTTTATATGGCGGGAGAGGGTTTCGCCCTCACCGCGAGCCTCCGCCTCTGCGTCAGCGCGGGATTTACGAACATATAGACAATATGGCATAAAAGCACCTCCTAACAGAAAAACCGCCCCGCCCCGGAGGAGCGGAACGGCGGTCAATCCTTTTTGTAATATTCGCCCCAATCGACATAGATTATGTTGCCTTCTTTTCGGAGAATGCGAGGTCGTCTTTTTTAACCTCAAACGCAGTATCTATGTCTGCTTGCAACAATTTATCAAGCAGAGCAGCAACATCATTTTTCAAAGTGTTCTGCAGGGCCATAAGGTTAGACAGGAGGAGCGGGTCGGTAACTTGTCCGTCGCAGCTGTCAACGGCTTTTCGGATTTCTGCGCGGTTTGATTGAAGAACGGAGAACAATTCGCCATAAAGAGCCAAACGCTCCTCGCTGTGTTTTACCATATCCTTATGTAGGAGGAGGTAAAAATCGTCGTATATTTTTGCCACGCGCATACGGAGCAGGACGGGCAGAGCGTCGTAGTGCTTTTTGAAATTTATGGAGTCGTTTACAAAAACGACGTCGCTGTGGGTGCGACTATCCTCTACACCGAGGAGGTAATCAACGGACACGCCGAAAAACTGCGCCAAAGAGCAAAGCATTTCGTAGTCCGGCTCTTTACCCTCTGTTTCGTACCCGGAAACGGTTGAACGGGTTTTATGGATAGCCTTTGCTAAATCCGCCTGTGTCATATCTCGCTCTTTACGGAGAGCGATGAGCCGTTGTGAAAAAATCTTCATAAAGGAAACCCACCTTTCAATCTTAATAATTATAGCACAAATGCCCCGTTTTGTGTTCAAATGCCCCTAAAATCGGCAATTTGAAAAAATTTTTGAAAAATTTTCCGAAAAAACTTGACTTTGCCCCTAAAAGGGGCTATAATATAGTTACAGTCAGTCAAAACGACCCAAAACGAAACCCGAAAGGAGGAAAAACAAATGCGAGTTAAACTCGTCAAGCTGCGCGAGGGACGCGGCTACACACAGGAAACATTCTCAAAAGCCGTTGGTATTTCCCGCTCCCACTACTCGCAGATTGAAACGGGAGAGAAAGAGCCGTCCCTCAAAGTTGGTATGAAAATCAAGCGCGTTCTTGATTACCACTACGACGATATTTTTTTTAATCACAAATGCCCCGTTTCGGGACAAAAGAGATAAAGCACGACACAGAAAGCGGCATATCTCTTTGCTACACCATTATTTTACTGCGAAAGGAGCGATAAATAAATGCCTAAAACAGCGACGAAAGCCGCTAACAATGTCTTTTATAAAGCACGAATGGAGGCCTCATCGTGGAACGACTCTTTGAAATCGAGAGAGGGCGCAGCCGAAGAAACAGGCGTTGACCGCACCCGACTCGCCTACATAGAACTCGGAACGATAAACCCCCACCCGGAGGAGGTGCTGATACTTTCGGAAACCTATAACGCCCCGGAACTTTGCAATCACTACTGCTCAAAGATGTGTCCGCTCGGCGTTAAGACGGTAAACGAGGTGGAGGTACAGGAACTCGAAAAAATGGTGCTTCAACTGTTGTCTTCTTTTCAGAGCCTACCCGAAATCAAAGTGGAACTGATAAACATAGCGGCGGACGGAGTTATCGACGGGACGGAGAGGGACCGTATGGAGGATATTCTGCAAAGCCTTGACCGAGCGGCAGACAAAATCCAAGCCCTCAAAATCTACTTTATGAAGCAATACGGTCATAGGACAAAGTAAAACCCTAATAAAATCAAGAGGAGGTGTATGTATGGTTGCAACAGGAAATGTGGTTAAGGATTTTAACATCGGAAAAACCCGCGTGAGGATTTGCGACGATTACTGTCGGGATAAAACAAAACAGGACATCGAAGAAATTTTACGGCGCATAGCCCGGAACGCAATAGGTCCTCTGACCGTTGCGGCCAACAGCAGTTATGAGCAAAAAAAGACTTGAAAAAGAAAGAAACAGATTTCAAATCGCAGGGACGGTATTTTGGGCGTTTGTAATGGTGGTAGTGCTTATCATCGGATTTGCGGTGAACGCGGAGAGCCTTGACAAAGGGACCGTAGTAAAAGAACAGCAATTCTACATACAAGTTACCCCGGAGCAAACGACCGAAAACACAGGCAGAGCCGAAACCTCGTTTATACCTACGGCGACCGTCGTAGAAACAAAGACGGACAAGCCTATGCCTCTGTATTACGACATTCCGTTATCAGAGGAACTGCAAGACTACATTTTTTCAATCACAGCAGAATACGGCGTACCGTGCGACGTTGTTATTTCAATCATCAACCGCGAAACCAATTACAGAGCCAATGCGACCGGGGCCGCAGGAGAGCGCGGATATATGCAGATACACCCTATCAATTTTGAGTGGCTCACAGACGAACTCGGAATTACAGATTTTTACGACCCGGAACAAAACATTCTTTGCGGAGTGTATATGCTGTCCCGCCTCTATGATAAATACGACACGACGACCGAGGTGCTGATGTGCTACAACTGCGGAGAAGCAGGAGCAAAAAGGTTATGGGCGCAGGGCGTTACATCGACCGAATATTCGAGAGCGATTACAGACTACGCCGAAACACTTGAATTTACAGGAGGTAATTTTCAATGAAATTGACGGACAGGCTTATTTTATTCGCCTTTATGATTTTGGCGGGCGTGTTGGTAGGAGGAGTTGTGGCGGCGGTTTTGATACCGCTCTGTTACTCACAAAGAGGACACTTCGCCATTGGGTCGGAGTGGTTTATGATTATCACGGCAGCCTACGCGGGTTACTCCGCGTTCAATAAATTTTTATTCGACAAAGCGGAAAGGAGTTAGATATGGCTTATTGGCACGAATGTCCCGAATGCGGTGGCAGCCTCGACCCCGGCGAAACTTGTGATTGCCAAAGAGAGGCAAAGGAGGTGAAAAGGAATGCAGACAGCAACAGCGATATTCCCTCCCTCGGAGGTATTAAAAGAAAGCGTGGAGGAACTGTTATCCGTGTCCTTGTCGGACAGCGAGTATGAGGAGGCAGAAACCTCGGCAAAAAGAAAACTCGCCCGAATAATCGAGCGAGAGGGCGACGCGGACGGAGAGAGGCTGAAACCGTATTACCTCGTCCAACTTATTAAAGAGGCGATTACCGCAGAGCGGTTTTCCCTGTACTGTTACTTGAAAACATTAGAGAAAAAAGAAATGCCCGCAGCCAAAGCCGCAGGGCAAATCTAAATCCGTATCTCTATTGTATAACAAACTTTTATGAAATGCAATAGGAGGTTGCAAAAATGTCAAAAAATAATTCGTTAGTTATTACAAATCAATACCCGGCGGACAAATACAATCTGCTTGTGTCTATGCAGACCGTGGCAGAAATCGCCGAAATTCACAAGCCCGTAATGAATGTGGTTTACATCAGCACGGACCTCAACGACAAAGAAATCTATTTGCAGGAGAAAGGCTACAAGGACAACCCTGCAAAGTACGCAATCACCAAAAAAGGCCTTACAAAACTGATGAGAGCGGCAGGAATTAAAATCATTTCCTCCCGCCCGGTCGTTCCCTCGACTTGTCAGAAATGCGCCCAAATCAACGCAGGAATTGGAAAGCCTGTTCGCTGTGGTGCTTGTCCCAACAAAGACGTCAAGTATGAGGTGCGTATCAGCGTACCGCAGCTTACGGGCGAAAATATTGATGTCGTAGCCCATAAGGAAATCATCGTGGACGACGTGGTACAGGGTATGAGCGACGCACAGGCCCGTGAATTCCTCAAATTCAGAGCCGAAATGTGCGAGAGCAAGGCCCTCAACAGAGCATTGAGAACAGCAATGCAAATCAAGGGGACCTACTTCCTCGAAGAATTCAAAAAGCCGTTTGTTGTTGCTTACCTCGTGCCTAACCTTGACAACCCGACCGTAAAGGAAAAGGCGGTAGAGAGTTTCTTCACAGCGAAAGCGGAACTCTACGGCGGAAACAACAACGAGTCCGCACGAAAGACCGTTTATGTTGCGGAAGACCCGGAGGAGGACGACGCAGGAGCATACGAAGCGGTGCAGACCCCTATCGAGGGACATCAGACACGCGCAGAACTCCCTCCCGCAACAAATAACACCGCCCCGGCTCGTCAGCAGGACAACGGACCGGCAGACCCTAACATCTGTACCGACTGCGGAGCAAAGATTTCAAACGGAGTTTCTGACTACTCCATTGAGAACTTCGGCACACCCCTTTGTATGAACTGTCAGAGAAAGAGGGGTAATCAGCAATGACAAGTATTTTGACACAGGACAGAAAGAACATCATCAGCGCGGAGGCGTTGGAACGCATTAGCGTAGACGGCGCGGAGGTTTACGCGCACACCCTCGGCGGAGCGGTTATCACTATCGGAAAATACGAAAAGGCGGAAAGCCTGTCAAAGGTTATGACCTATATCGCATTTTCCCTTGCCTCCTCCACCGACAAGGGAGGCAAGACAATCGTAATGCCCTCGGAGAATGTTGTGCTGAACGATAAGGCTATCGCCGAGAGTTACATCAAGGCGATGTTGGAAAAGAAACAGCAGGGACAGGCTACGGTAGACCTTTCCCCCGAACTAAAAGAATTTTTGGAGAAAATGAAAGGAGGCGACAGCAAATGAAGATACTGCACACGGGCGATTGGCACATCGGAAACTACCCCGGCCCGGAACGCAACGGCGAAAACGTGCGATTTCTTGATATTTGCCGTTGCCTCGACGCGCTTGTGGAGAAAGCGGAGGCGGAACTGCCGGACATCGTCGTAATTGCGGGTGATGTATTTCACCAAGCAAAGGTATGGAGCGACAGAGGCCTCCGAGAAAACAAGACCGCAACACACTATATTCGCCGCCTCAAAAATGTATGCCCGGTCGTTGTTGTTAGAGGCACTCCAAACCACGACTCGGAACAGCAGTTTGAGTTACTCAAAAACACCTTTGAGGGCGACGGTGCAGTACACATCATTACCGAGCCTACGGTAGTAAAGACATTCACGGGCCGACAGGGTTGGGTACAGATTGCGGGACTGCCCGGATTTGACAGAGGCGTGTACCGTGCAAAGCACCCCGGACTCTCCAAGGAGGAGGAAAACGAGGTATTCACCGAGGAACTCGCAAACATCATTCTCGGATTGAAAGCACAATGCGCCGCAGACGCACCGACGGTATTTGTATCTCACTTTACTATCCCCGGTTGCAATATGGAGAGCGGACAGACACAATTTTTCTCACAGTTTGAGCCTGTGATTTACCCCGCCTCCCTCGCAGCTGCGGACTTTGACCTCAACTGCTTCGGACATATCCACAGACCGCAGAAAATCGAGGACGCAAAGAACACATTTTACTGCGGTGCGGTATCGGCGATGAACTTCAATGACGAGGAGCAGGAACGCGGATTTTATATTCACGACATCGACCTCCACGACAAAGCCGTACACAGCGAATTCCACGCCCTGCCTACGAGAGAGTTTAGAACGCTTTATTTCCAAGACGGAGATATTGCAGACTTTATCGAAACAGGCACACCCCGTATTGGACCTAACTACGAAAACAAAATCGTCAGAGTGCTTTACAACTGCACCGACGACCACAACAAAGCATTTAACAAAGCCGCCCTCGAACAATTCTTATATGCAAACGGCGCATTTTGGGTACAGGAAATTACCCCGCAGAAAATCACCGTTACGGTCAATAAGGATAGCCTTTCGGACGAAAGCGGCCCGGAGGAAAACCTCCGTCAGTATTTCGAGGAAAAGGGCTACGCCCCGGAGCGTATCGCAGAGATTATCGAGGCAGCCCGCCCGATTATTTCGGAGGCTACCGAAAAGACGCAGAGCGGCGGAAAGAACGGCGTATTTACCCCGGTGAGAATTGAGGTAAAGAACTACCGTAATTACCGCGATGAGGCTTTTGACTATGACGGTATTCGCTTCTGCACTATCAACGGAGAGAACGGCGCAGGAAAATCAAGCCTGTTTATGGACGCTATGCTCGACGCTCTGTTTGAGGAGCCGCGCGAGGGCGACCTCACGGGTTGGATTTGCAACGACCCGGAAATCCGAAGCGGGTCAATTCAGTTTACATTCAACATCGGCGAAAGCACCTACCGCGTAACCCGCACCCGCACAAAGAGCGGCAAAGCAACCCTCAATATTTCGGAACTCGTCGAGGGCGAATGGCAGGACCGTTCCGCAGAGCGATACAAGGACACACAGGCGATTATCAGCGACACTATCGGAATGGATAGCCTCACGTTTAAGGCGTGTGCGTTGATTATGCAGGACCAATACGGGCTGTTCTTACAGGCGGACAAAGAGGCGCGAATGAACATTCTCGGCAATATACTCGGCTTGGGTATCTACGAGAGAATGGAAGACCTCGCAGCCGACTCCCTTACCCGCAGAAACAGAGAAATCCGACTCTTGCAGGATAAGGTAACGGACATCACCGCAAAACTGCCCGACGAAGCAGAACTCTCCGACGCAATCGTAGAAGCACAAACCACCCTCACGGAGTTGCAGGGACAGGCGGACGCAAAGGCGGCGGAGGTAGATAGCACAAAAGTACGCCTCAATACAAAATTACAGGCCGCACAGAGAGCCGTCAGAATTCAGACCAATATTGCAACGCTTACCACAAAGAAAATGACGGCGACCACAAATAAGACTACGCAGACCCTTATTATCAACGGAGCGACAGCGACATTGAGTGAGGAGGCGGCTATCAAGGCCGGCGTAGCGGAATACGAAGCCTTGCTCGAACAGGAAAAGACCCTTATTTCTGCAAGGGACCGCAGGGACGACCTCGTAGCACAAAGAGGAAAACTCACGACAGAGGTTATGAATATCTCGGCGGAAATGGAAAAGGCAAAGGCGGACGAAGCGAACGCGAGAGCCTCCCTCGCAGAGGCGGAGGCGACCCTCGGCGACGAGGCTGTGTTGACAGCGAAACACGCCGAATACACCGCAAAACTCGCAGAGGTCAGAGAAATGGAGTCGGATATGGCTGAATATCAGACTGCAAAACAGGCTGAATTCAAGGCAAACTCCGAACTATCCTCCCTCGGCGTAAAAATCGAGAGCGAAAAGGAACGCAGACAGGCGGAAATCGACGGTCTGTTGAGAAGCGTCAGCCTACTCGATAACAGCGGTTGCCCTCACATCGAAACAGCCTCTTGCAGATTTTTAGCGGAGGCGTTGAGAGCCAAAGAAGCACTACCCGGAAAACAGGCAGAGTTGGAGGCCTATGAGGTAGAAGCCTCACGAATGCTCACAGAGGCGCAGGAGCGCGTCGCTTTGGCAGCGGAGGCGGTAAAGGCTAACAAGTATACCCCCGAAAGAATGACGGCTCTACGAGGCGATTTAGAGGCTTTGAGAGCATACGAAGAAAAGTACGCCTCCCTCGACCGCGTAAAGGAAAGGGCGGAAATGCTAAAAATGCAGATAGAGGGCCTCGTAAAGAAACAGGCAGACCTCTTTGAGAAACTGAAAGCGGTAGAAGCGGAGCGCGACAGCGTGTGCGACAAACTTACCGCAGCCCAAACCGCCGCAGAGGGCTACGACCTACTTGCAGTACAAATCCGAAACGCCCGTGTTTGGGTAGATAAGGAAAAGGAACTGCCGGCCGCCCGTGAACGACTCGCAACGGCGCAGGGACGCGTAGAAGAACTCGACGCTGAAATTGCACAGTTGGAGGCGGAAATCGCAGAGAAGCAAGAGGAACACGCTCTCGAAAAGGCGACCTCCGAGGGAGCAGCTGACCTCGAAAGAATTGTCAGAGAAGCAGACGCTATTATTTCCGCCCTGCAGGAGCAAATCAAGCAGACCTCTATGAGGCTCGGAGCGTTGCAGAAACAGCAGGAAAACGCTACGGCGGACAGAGCGACCGTCAAGGAACTGTTGGAACAGACGGAAAGCCTCGGCAAACTCGCAGCCATTGACGAAGACCTCAAAAAGGCGTTCTCGCAGGACGGTATTCCTCACAACGTTATCCGCTCTCTTATCCCTATTTTCGAGGCGACCGCAACGGGTATTCTCGGACAAATGAGCGGAGGCAAAATGAGCGTCGAATTTGTTACAGAAAAAGTCCTAAAATCCAATAACAAGAAAGAGGTAACGACCCTTGACATCATCATTAACGACACGACCACGGGCAGACTGCCGTATATGAGCAGGAGCGGTGGCGAAAGAGTCAAGGCAGCCCTTTCGGTTATTCTCGCCCTTTCGGAAATCAAGAGTACGAAAGCCGGAGTGCAACTCGGCTTCTTGTTTATCGACGAGCCTCCGTTCCTCGATACACAGGGCGTACAGGCTTACTGCGACGCACTCGAAGCAATACAGAGCCGATACAGCACATTAAAGATTATGGCTATTACTCACGACCCTACGATGAAATCAAGATTTCCGCAGAGTGTTGACGTTGTAAAGACGGCAGAGGGTAGCAAAGTGATTTATCAATAAGAACGGTCCGCCGGGGAGCGTCCCTCCCCGGCTCCACCGAGATACAGGAGGTGAAAACCTATGGGACGACCAAAGAAACAAACGGTAGATTACTTCCCCCATTTTGTTACGGGCAGCCGCAGGACGATTTATGTTTTAGAGGAGGGTTGGAAAAACGACGGTTACGCCTTTTGGTTTAAGCTGCTCGAACTGCTCTGCCAAAACGACGGCCACAGTTTCGACGTATCAACACAGGCGAATATGCGTTATCTGTACGCATACACAAAGACCAACCCGGAAACGGCGCAGGAGATACTCGACACCCTTGCAGACCTCGGAAACATCGACGCGGAGTTATGGAAAGAGCGCAAAATCATTTGGTGTCAGTCGTTGGTGGATAATCTCAAAGAGGTTTACGACAAACGAACAACGCCAATGCCGAAAAAGCCTTTTTCCGTGGATATTCTCCCCGAAAACTCCCCCGAAACTAACGAAAACGGCGACACAAACGGAGATACACCCCCGGAAACGCCGCCAAAACCCGCAAACGGAAAGAAATCCGCACCTAAAAAGCCGAAAACCCCGAAGAAAAAGGAAGACGAACAGCCCGGCAAGGTTAAATATGCGGAGTTTGTGAAAATGACCGAGGAGGAATACGGGAAACTCGTAGCACAATACGGCAAAGAAATGACGGCCCGAATGATAGAGGTCCTCGACAATTACAAGGGTCAAAACGGAAAGACATACAAGAGCGACTACCGCGCAATTTTGAATTGGGTCGTTGAGAGAGTCAAGGAAGAACAGAGCAAGAGAGGAGGAAACACCTATGGGGGAACTGAAATCCCTGCAAGAGATAATGGGTCAACCGCAGGAGGCTTCAAGCCGTCGGGAGGCTTCAAAAAGTGATAACGAAAGTTGCCAAGTAACCCCGGAGGAGGCCATAGCGAGAGGCTTATCGTTCAAAACACCGCCTCCGCCCCCGGACATCTGCCAATTTTGCGGAGCGGAACTGCCCCGAAAAGGCATTATATTTGGCGGAGAGGTTTTCTTGTGGCAACCGTTTCCTACCCGTTGCGAATGTAAAGAGGCGGTCGAATATTGGGAAAAGTACGACGCTGACAAAAAGGCCGAGGAGGAGGCAAAGAAACTCGCCGAGGAGAGAAAGCGAAAGCAGGAACGCATAGAGAGGCTACTCGGAAAGAGCGGTATCAAAAAGCGTTTTCAGCGACGCACCTTTGAGAACTTTATCACCGACACGCAGGAACGGGCGCGTTGCTACAAGATAGCAAAGCGGTACGCAGAAACATTCTCGCAAAGGTACGCCAACGGCGACGGACTCTACATAGAGGGTACAAACGGCACAGGCAAAACGCACCTCGCAGCTGCTATTGCTCTGCAACTGATAAACGAGGGCATACCCGTTGTTTGCAAGACCTCGACCGACCTACTACTCGACATCAGAAAGGCGTATGACGATGAATACACGCGGGAAAGCACAATACTCGATGTTTACAAAAGCGTGGATTTGCTCATCATCGACGACCTCGGAAAAGAACAATGCTCCGATTGGAGTATGTCAAACCTATACTCTATTCTCAACGACAGATACGAGGATATGAAACCGACCATTATTACAACGAACTACGGCGCGGAGGACCTCGTGAGAGCCTTAACGCCCAAAGGCTACGACAATACGAAAATCGTGGCAATTATAAGCCGTCTGCGGGAAACCTCGACGGTAATAACAATGGCGTGGAACGACTACCGCACCGCGCAGGAATAGGAGTCCAAAATGGCAGAAATACGAAAACTCAACCCGGACCACGTTCACCAAGCGAACTATAATTCGTTTGGTGGTACGCGAGGCGACAGCAGCAACGCCTCGTATATGCACTATGCGGAGAGCATAAACGGGTGGCCCATTTCGGAGGAGAAGAAACAGAAACTCCTCGACAAACTTTACGAAAAGTATTCAAGGCTCATCAGCCTCGAAGCACAGCACGTCAGCGTAGCGGTCGCAGGACCGGCAAGGTACAACCCTCGGAAACTCGATAAGAGCGACCCTATACTCGAACTCTCGGCGGAAATATCTGATTGGTACGCCTCGTTGGTGCGGGAGTTGGAGCGGAGCGCAGAGGAAAAGAAAGACGACGAAACCGAGAGGCTCGTGGAGCGCATTTTCTTCCTCGATAGCAGATACCCGGCTACCGACCCTACCACCGATATATGCCGACTCGCAACCCTTGATGTGGAGAAATTCAAGGAGGTTTACGAGCAGCTGCAACCCAAATACAAGTGGCGCAAAAACTCCTCTATCGCAAAACTGTATGGCTATGCGGCGGAGGGAAAGTTGGTAGTAGCGGAGAAAAAGGAAATTTACAGCAACGCCGATTTCACCGCCTACGAATACAACGACCGCGTGTTTATCAAATTCACCTTGAAGCCGCAGCGTCAGTTAATCGTAGCCCTCAAAAGCCGGGGCTATTGGTGGAACAGCGGAGCGAATGCGTGGAGTACATACGCAGAAAAGGCGGACCGCGAGTGGATAAAGACAATTTCCGACCGATACGGAAAGTACATTTAGGAGGTCGCTATGAACAAATACGAAAAACTATACACCGAGGCGGCCGCAGGAGGCAAAAATCCGAGTTGGCTTGATACAGCGGTAAGACCGTTAGCGGCGGACATCGGAGAAGCAACCGGGCATACGGCAAGAGTGAGCGGACCTTTTGGACTGCGAGCCGAATGCGTGATACACGTCAACGAAGACGCGCCGGAGGGAGAGCGAATGCACCTCGTCATTACACCGTGGTTTAACTGTGAGGGACAGGACACCGAGATTATGCTCTACTACGACACAGGAGAAGTCAAGGACGACTACGCCCCGAACACCCTCGGCGACTTTAACGGTATGAACAACGTAATGAAGCGACTGCCCGAAACACTTCCCGAAATCGTCGCTCTGTTGAGAAAGTATTGAGGTGGCGTATGAGCAATCAAAACCGCAAGGCAAGTCTAAATCCGAAATACAGAGAAATATGCGAAAGCCTCGACTGGACTATCCGAGAATATGACGACGGGACCGTGGAGGTATGTCAAGGCTCACCCGCCGGAGAGGATTTCTTCTTTACCGCAAATGTAAAGAACTTTCCGCAGGAGGTTGAGCAATACGCCGATGACTTCGACCCGGACGAACATATCGCAATGTGGATTGAAGCGAGAAAGAACGGAACGGGAGGAGTACCCACGACCCGCGAACTCGTACACGACGCAGAGGCAATACAGAAAATGCTAAAAGAATTGGCGGAGGCTCTCGCGGCCGACAGCAAAAACACAATCGGGGAGCAAGTCGCCGCCTATAAGGAGGAACAGGAATGATTAAGAATTTATCACAGTTAAAGAAAGCCCTCGCGCCCGGCGCGGACTTTGTTATCACAGCCCATTGTCGTCCCGAATGTGTCGGCGAAACCCGCCGCGTCAATTTGGCGAACACAACGGGCATTTACAGCATTAACCCGGACGACCCTACGAGCAAAGCGTCAACCGCAAACTGCGGAAAAGGCTCTTGGCTCGGTTGGAGCAAAGCCCCGTTTTGGAGTTTTGAGGGCGACACGGCGACGCTCTACGACAGCGACACCGCCCACACCCCGGAACACATCATTATCGGACTGAAACTCGCAGGAGGTGAAACGGCGTGAATTATAGATACATAAAGGGCGCAGAAAGAGTCAAGGAGTCGGTGGAGTTTGATACCGCTGAAACGACTTGCAAGGTCAACATAGACCTCTTGCTGTGCGGAATAAATAAATTCCCTCGCGCCGACGGCAATACCGAAACCCTCACCCCCGAAAGACGCTACGAGATTTTGAAATTCGTGGAGCAGGAACGCGGAAAATTCGTTCACAAAGCAGGACCGAAATCTATGGAGGATTGGGAAAACAGCGGCCTCGGCTCGTTTGATGAGTTTTTCTTCCCCGGCGACACCGTTACGGAAGATGTATACGACAATTTCCTCGATATTCTCCCTCCTGCCACGATGAGGAGAAATCTCCTCCAAGTCGGAGAGCCGGCCGCCCACGAAAAAGACCCCGAAACAGGCAATTACAGAGCGACCTACTCAACATTCGTCAGAACGGACGGTCTGTGGTGGTACGCCGGAGAGTGTTTCCTCGGTGAAACGGTAAACAGGCGCACCCGCCCCGGCAGACTCGCCGAAAAGTTGGCGGAGGCAGAAAAAGAACTCAAAAAGAAAGCCGTAAAGGAGGAGCGAAAATGACAAAATCGCAAATTATAACAGGCGACACACTTTCTGTGCTTGGGAAAATGCCCGACCGCTGTATCGACTGCTGCATTACATCTCCTCCGTACTTCGGTTTGAGAGATTATGGAGCGGACGGACAAATAGGACTCGAAGAAACCCCGGAGGAATACATACGACGTCTTGTTGAAATATTCAGAGAAGTCCGCCGAGTAATGCGCGACGATGGGACTCTTTGGCTCAATATTGGGGATAGTTACGCAGGGAGCGGAAAAGGCAGAATGAAAGACGGCTCACACAGCGCGGACCGCTCGAAATCAAGCGACTATCTTTGCAATGTAGGCGGAGCGATTACAAAAAGCAAAACGCCGGGCATTAAAAGGAAAGAACTAATCGGAATACCGTGGTTGCTCGCTTTTGCTTTACGCGCTGACGGTTGGTATTTGAGGCAGGATATTATTTGGCATAAGCCAAACACAATGCCCGAAAGCGTCCAAGACAGATGCACAAAGAGCCACGAGTATATATTCTTGCTTACAAAGAAGCCTTGCTACTATTTCAACAATAAAGCAATACAAGAGGATAGTGTCAGTTACGACAGACGGCAATCAGGCGAAACCCAAGAGGCAGAAAAACGACAAAAACAACTGCCTCGATATGGTGGCAAAAAATACACATCTACCCCCGACAAATTTTTCAGAACAAAGTCGGGAAACGCTTATGACTACCGCCCAAAAAGAAACAAGCGCGATGTTTGGAGCGTTTCTACACACGGATACCGCGAAGCGCACTTTGCGACGTTTCCCGAAAAACTTGTAGAGCCTTGTGCTCTCGCAGGGTGCAGACCGGGAGGAATAGTCCTTGACCCGTTCTGCGGGAGTGGGACTGTCCCTGTTGTGGCAAAGAGGTATGGGCGTGAATACATCGGAATTGACATCAACCCCGAATACACATCTATGTCAGAAAGAAGAGTCGAAGCAGAAAAAGGAGGAAACAACAAATGAGATTATTCAGTACAGAACAGGTAACGAAATACCACCCCGACAAATACGCCGACCAAATCAGCGACGCGGTGCTGACTGCGTGTTTGCAGGAAGACCCGGAGAGCCGTGTCGCCTGTGAGTGTTTGGTAAAAGGCGGGACCGTTGTACTCGCCGGAGAGATTACCACGACCGCAAAAATCAATTATGCGGACATTGTAACCCGCGTTGCAAGAAAACTCCGCTACACCGCGAACAACATCATTACATACATCGAACAGCAGTCGCCCGAAATCGCCGGAGGCGTGAAAAGCGGCGACGACCTTTGCGCCGGGGACCAAGGCATTATGTTCGGCTATGCCACCAACGAAACCGAGAGCGGCCTACCCTATGCCCTCGACCTTGCCAATACGCTTTGCAGGGTGCTTGAATTTGACGCGGAACAGCCAAATTCCGCCCTCAAAGGCGACGCAAAGGTACAGGTAACGGTAGACTTGGACGCGCCGAAAGACGACCGTAGCCTCGTAGAAATCCTTATCAGCGTATGCCACAAGGAACAGTACACCCTCGAAGAAATCCGCAAGTATGTGGAAAATGTTGTGGAATACAGCGGTATCGACATCGGTGAGGCAAGGCTCAACATCAACCCCGCCGGCCGTTGGACTATCGGCGGACCGTCTGCGGACTGCGGACTCACAGGCAGAAAAATCGTATGCGACCAATACGGCGGATTTTGCGCCGTCGGCGGCGGAGCGTTTAGCGGAAAAGACCCCTCAAAGGTTGACCGCTCCGCAGCTTATATGGCGAATTATATCGCCCGCGACCTCGTAAAAAATCACGGCCTCGAACATTGCGAGGTGCAAATCGCCTACGCTATCGGAGAGCCGAAGCCGATGAGCGTTTCCGTCAAGTCGTCAAGCCCCGCGGAGGACGCATATTTTGCGGAACTCGTGGCAAAGAAATACGACCTCTCCCCGGCGGGAATTATTAAATTCCTCGACCTCCTCAATGTTGACTATGAGAAACTTGCGGAGGGTTGCCACTACCGAATGGAGTTACCCAAGAGAGAGGAGGCGTAAATATGCCGAGGCTCACATCACGCGACGAATACGGCAACGCTGAAATTATCGCTTTGGAGGACATAACCCCTCAACTCTATGAGGGGCTGTCTTTCAGCGAAACAAACGCCCTTACCGACGCACTCAATAAACTCGCCGACTATGAGGACGCAGAGGAAAAGGAAAACGCAGAGCGCGAGAAACCTTGCGACGGGTGCAAATTCGATGTTGCCCGGAAACTGTTGAGCAAGGTTATCGACGACCGCTTTACCGAGGAAATGAGAGAGTTTCTACTTCTCGTCCTCGAAAACCCGGAACTCCCGGTCGTCCCTATGGTATACAGCGAATGCGTCGGAGGCGACGACCGATTCGCTTATTGGCTCTCAAAGGTCGGCAGGAGCGAAATCAGAGAGTTTGCAATCGACGAATGGTATCACGACGGAGCGATTGTATACCGGGACGAGGCCAATGCCGAGGAGGAACTCATCGAGGCGATAGCCGAAACGAAATACGACGGAACGGACGAAGATTACGAAAAGGCAAAGGTAGAGGCCGCAGGACTTTGGACGAAAGCGATTATCGTCTATATTACCACGCCGTAGGAGGTTTATATGCAAATAGCCATTATTGACGCAGAGATAGTCGGCAAGAAGAAACACCGATTTCCAAATCTCGCGTGTATGAAAATCTCAACTTTTTACAAGCAACAGGGACACACCGTAACGCTGAAAACGGATTACGAAGACCTCGGCGCATTCGACAAGGTTATCATATCAAAAGTTTTCACAGACACGGAAATACCCGGAGAGCCGGAGGACAAAAACGGCAAGACGGCGGAGAGCGTTATGGAGTGGTACGCCGACAACGAATTCTTGAAGCAACCTAATATCGAATACGGCGGGACGGGCTTTTTCTATGACAAAGCACCGAGCCTCCCTTGCGAGATAGAACACAGTCGCCCGGATTACCACCTCTACGATGAGTGGGTACAAAAGGCGATCGCCGCCGGAGCGAAACCCGGAGAGTTTGAATATTACACCGATTATTCTATCGGCTACATAACGCGAGGCTGTTTTCGACGTTGTCAGTTCTGCGTCAATAAGAAGTATTCAAAGGCATTTGCGGCAAGCGCAATTTCGGAATTCCTCGACCATGAGCGTCCGTATATCTGTCTACTTGATGATAACTTTTTCTCCTATGCAAAATGGCAAGAAGTTATAGAAAGCGTCAAACAGACGGGCAAACGTTTTCAATTCAAACAGGGACTCGACGAGCGATTGCTGACCCCGGACATCGTAAGAGAAATGAACACTTGGAAATACAAAAAGGAGTTTATTTTTGCTTTCGACAACATCGAGGACAAGCAGCTCATAGAGAAACAAATCCAAATGATATACGACACTTGCCCGGACTTCAAAAAAGGTCTGAAATTTTATGTATTCTGCGGTTATGACCGAAAGGGACAGTACACCGAGGAGTTTTGGAAGAAAGACATCGAGGACCTTTTTGAGCGTATAGTAACCCTGGCCAAGTACGGTGCTAAACCTTATGTAATGCGATACGAGCGTGTTTACAAGGAGCGTTACGCAGGGCTTTACGCAGCGATAGCGGCGTGGTGTAATCAGCCCAACATCTTCACCACTTTTACATTCAGACTGTTCTCCAAATGCAGAGGTATGTCAAAGAAAGGTTACGCACAATTCAAGCGTGACACCGAGGCATACCTCCGAGCCGGAGGAAAGAAACAGGCTATATGGCGATATATGGAGGAGGCGGAACAGCAATTCCCCGACATTGCCGCCAAATACTTCGATTTTGACGCAAAGGAGGCGACAAAATGACAGACATATCACAAGTAAACGGCCTTATGTTGGAGCTGCTCGAACAGCACACCAATATGGAAACGACAGAATTTACCGACCGAGGGCGCGAGATTATTGACGAAATCAGCGACTACGCAGAGCAGACGGAAATGTTCAAGGCTCACAAGGAGAAAGGCGAAATGTTCGACGGCTCGACCGTTAAGCAGATTTTCGGATATATGCTCGACCGCATTGTAAAAGCACCGACGCAGTTTTACAGACAGGTTAGCGTCATTCTCATTATGCCCTTTGTGCGGCAGAAATTGAGAGAGGAGGAGAAATAATGAAGACTCTCGAAGAATTGAAGCAGACCCCAAATCTGCTAATAAGACAATCCGCCCCGGACGGCGGTATGGGAGAAATATACAAAATCGGAAAACCGTTCTGCTCTGTCATTTGGAGCAACGGAGGCGGTTGGGAACACGTGAGTATTGCTCCCTATAAACGGTCGTATGTACCCTCTTGGGAGGATATGTGCCGACTGAAAGATATGTTTTTCCGCGACGATGAGGTAGCGGTACAATACCACCCGGCAAAGAGCGAATATGTAAACAATATGCCGAACTGTCTGCACCTTTGGCGACCGCTCGACGCACAGATGCCGACACCGCCCGCAATAATGGTAGGCGTGAAGCCCGGACAGACACAGGCGGAAATCAGAAAAGCCATAGAGGAGGTTGGATAATGGGAAAAATTGATTGGGACATCATAGACAGACTCACAAGGGCTTTCCCTAACGGCTTTATAAACGGGCAGGGCGAATTCGTCGCCCACAGGACCGGCGAATACTTTATGCTCCGCAACTGTGAAACGGAACTCGACATCAAATGCAAGGTTTTGGAGTGGTTTTCCCGCGCAGCCTTTAAGAGCGAGCCGTACAGGAGCAAGGCGAAAAATGATGAATTTCACGCCTTTATGCTCAACGGCATAAATCAATTCCTCGGAACGCGCTTTACGGAGGACGATATGGAATACATATACACCTACCTCGGCAACGCCATAAAGCACGATAAAACAGTCGAATTCATCACCGAGGCGCACTACAATATGGGATTTTTCAGCCAATTTGAAAAGGAGGCATAAAACAATGATTGATTTCAAGAAACCCGATTTGCTGCAGGAGGCTATCGCCACCTATGGGACCGCCGCACAGGTTGATATGGCAATCGAGGAAATGAGCGAACTGACAAAAGCCCTTTGCAAGGAGCGCAGAACGCAGCTGCAACCCGGCACACACGCGGAGGCTCACGCCAACGTGATAGAAGAAATTGCCGATGTCGCAATTATGTTAAAGCAACTGATTATGATATTCGACAAGGACAACGAAATACAAAAAGAGGTTGACTATAAAATCGACCGACTCGAACAGAGATTACACAAAGCAGGAGGAAAAAGCGAATGAACAGCGTAAAACTATCGGGCCGACTCACAGCAGACCCGGAACTCAAAATGACACCCCAAAACGTGGCGGTAACGACCTTTATTTTGGCGGTAGACCGTAGAACAAAGGACGACAAGGCAGATTTCCCCACAGTCGTTGCGTGGCGACAGACGGCGGAATTTGCCTCCCGATACCTACGCAAGGGCCGTCGAATTATTGTAGAGGGCGAACTCCGCACCCGAACATACGAAGACCGGGACGGAAAGAAACGCAAGGTAACGGAGGTTGAGGCGACCAATATCGAATTTGCCGACAGTAAACCCGCAGACGCACCCGGAGGCAACGCTCCACAATACGGCGGAACGCCGGACGGATTTGAAGAACTCGGCAGCGACGACGAATTACCGTTCAATTAAGGAGGTGTAGAAAATGGCTAAAAAGAGAAAGTGTAGATATACCCCGGAGGAACTCGAAATCCACGAACAGGCGGTCAAACTCCGCAAAATGACCGACGAACAACTCGTAATGGCGTTCAGAAACGCCTCTGCTCCCTCCTCTGCCGTTTCCGAACAGGAGGTAGAGAAAGACACGGGTGGAGTAAAAAAACTGATTGAGGGCCTTTCTCGTGGCGACTGCAAGGGCGTTAAGGGAGCGACCGTCTACAAAATTCAGCAGTACGCAGAGGAAATGGGGCTGATTTAATGGACGCGAAACGACACCACCAATATGTGTTGCAGGGCTACAAGAACAAATACAACGGCCTCTCGTTTGAGGAGATTATCACAAACTCCTGCCACCACTACATAGCGAGAGAGGTCGCCGTGATAATCAAGACCCCGGAGCCTATGCGGCCGATAAGGGACCTCGGCGGAGGAAAATTCGTCGCCGTTTACGAAAAACACGCGCAGCCGGACTACAAGGGCGCGTTAATGGGTGGACGGGCGATAATGTTCGAGGCGAAGCACACCGACACAGAGGAACTGAAACAATCCGCCGTAACCGAGCCGCAGACGGTATCGCTGAATTATCACGAGAAGTTTGGCGCGGAGTGCTTTGTGTTAATATCGTTTGGCTTTCGACAGTTTTTCCGCGTCCCGTGGAAAGTCTTTAAGGCGATGAAAGAGGTTTACGGCCGGAAATATGTACGGCCGGCGGATTTGGCGCAATACAGAGTCCGTTTTGACGGTATGGTGCTACATTTTTTAGAAAAGGAGGAGCGCGAGTATGCGAATATTTCAAAGGCAACGCAAAAAACAGGCGCAGGACAGAGCAAGAGAGATAACGGAGGCGGTAAGGACTTATAACGAGGCTCTCTCCGCTCTCGGAGAAGCGGCGGCAGTAATCGGCAGAGTCGCAAAAGAAAACGGAATGTCTACGGAGAAAATCGAAACCTCCGTGGCAAAAATGCAGGAAATCGCCCGGACAGCCCAAATATGCCCGGAAGACTTAACGAGAGGAGGAAACCGCTGTGGGAAAAGATAAAGGGACCGATATTCAATCAATTATCACGGCAGCTGTAAAGGCCGCCTACGAGGTAGCACACAAAGACCTCGAAACCAAATTACAGGAGGCAGTCAGCCTCGGAACGCAGATAGGAGCAGCTGTCGGCGCGGAGGTAGGCGCAAAGGCCGCTATAAAAGCGGTAGAGCGTGAGAAAAAGAAAGTCCGTGAGCAACAGTACGACCGCCGATACCATAACACGAAACTCCTCTTACGAAACTACCGCCGACTCAACGAGTATTTCAAGAACGCTATTTTTGAGATAGAACAGGCGGAGGAATACGACGAAACATTCATCGACATTATGGAGGTAATGACGGGCAGAGGCTACGACGACGACCTCTATGTGGAAAGCATTAAGCAATCGACTGTCCGCACCAAAATCGTAATGACCCACGTAAACCGTATGCTCGACGTGTACGGAATTATGTGCGAGAGGTCAACGCGAGAGGACGACAAAAGGCACTACCGAATTCTCCGCGCCCTTTACCTCGATGAAACACCGACGACAGCACAGGCAATCGCCGACCGGGAACACATCGACAAAAGGACCGTTTATAAAGATATAGACGCAGCCACAGACTGCTTGACTACTCTGTTCTACGGAATAAGCGGAATTGAGAAGTTATGACCCACTTGCCCCCGATGAGGGCAAAAAGAGGGCATTTACAAGGCTATATGAAGTGTGCTATAATGTATGGTGTAAAATTCCCCTTTAAGTTTTTCGGGAATTACACTTCTCCTAAAAAAGACCGCCCTTTCCGCGAGGTTTGGGCGGTTTATTTTTTGCCGAGAAAAGCCCCGTTTTGGGACATTCAAAAAAGGAGGTGCGTACCTATGGATATACGCAAAATGAAAATCAGCGATTTGCGGCCGGCAGATTACAATCCGAGGCAGGACTTACAGCCCGGCGACCCCGAATACGAAAAAATCGCTAATTCTATCGAAGAATTCGGGTATGTAGAGCCTGTCGTATGGAATGAACAGACGGGCAACGTCGTAGGCGGACACCAACGCCTCAAAATCCTCGCAGCCAAAGGCTACGAAGAAATAG